CATACGCTCTTCAGCGAGCATTGTTGAGTAGAGGAGTGAGCGAGCAGAAGTCGCAATGAGATCCTGATATCCAAGACCTGAATACTGAGCATCGAATGTTACATCATCGCTCAAGCCGAATGAGCTATAAGCGAAGATTTTATCGTCAGCAGTATAGGAAATCTTTGGGCCACGGTTGAGGTATAGAGGGTTAGCAGAACCATTAACTGCAAAGTTGTTCTGTGTAGTTTCTGTGATACCTGGGTGAATGTTTGATGTACCTGTGATCGCGTTAGTGAATCCTGTGATTCTCTTGATGCGGTGTGCAGTACCGACACCCTTTGTACGAGGGAGCTTGTTACGAAGTGGTGTTGGAACTGGTACGAGGTACTTAGCAGGTGCTTCGAGGTCGAAGGCTGCGAAGGATGAGTTAAGTGGTGATGTAAGGCTGATATCCTTGGCAATGTCAGCAGTTGATTCTGCGAGAGCATTGTTAAGAGCAGCAACTCCATCGGCTGAGAGTGACTTGTTAGCAAAAGCCTGTGGAAGTCCTGCATCCACCTTCTGCTTGAACATTGGGTCAAGGTTTGGCGCTGCTACTGCTGACTTAAGAGCAGTTTCAAACGCCTCGTTCTTGGCAGCCAAGTCCTTTGGCGATGTTTCGCCAAACATTTCTTGTGCGTTAGGCATTATTTTCCTTTTCGTTTAGAGTGTTAGCTTGTCGATACCGGCGGCTTTTAGTGCTTCGTTAGCCATTTCGATGTATCCACGAGCGAGCATTGGATCAGTTGAGGCATCTGCCTTAGCCTTGAATTGCAAAGCCTTGGTGATATTCTCATTCTGAGTATCTGGTGATTGCTTTGTTGCGGTGCGCTTTGGCCCACCTGCAACGGTTTTTTCTAGTGCCGTTGCTAGTTCGGTTTCAAGACTCAAAGCCTTCTCTACTGCTGACTCTTTTTCAGCAACTAGAGCGACTTTCTCTGCTTCAAACTTTTCCATAGCACTCTTAACGGCTTCTGCGACAAGGGCTTTTAGACCCTCATCCTCTGAGGTTTCACCCTCAGAAACTTCTGGTGTCTGCTCTGTGATTGCCTCTGCGATTGCAGCGGTTACATCAACAGTTGCATCTGCTTCAGCAGACTTTTCTGCGCCAAGATCAATCATCTCGGCAGTAGTTACATCTGTACGACCATGTGCTTCGCCCGGTGTATCGCAACCGCACTCAAGGCACTTGCCAGTAGCAGACTTTTCCTTCATAGCATCTGTGTGACCAGCACACATCTTTGAGTCGCAACCCTTACAGGACTTGCAACCAGCGCAATCGCAACCTGCGGTTGAATCGGCTTCCTTTACAATTTCTGCCTCGGCAGAGAGTTCAATGTCTGACATAGGTGCTGCTTCTCCTTCTTGAACTTCGCCTTGATACCAAGCAATAAGATGGTTAGCGACTTCAACGAGTTGGTTTAGGGAATAACTCTCATCTGCGCCTTCGCCCATTTCTGAGGCTTCAGCAACAATGAGTGCCGCAACTGCGCGGCGAGCGGCATCAAATGCCACTTGGTCAAACTTCACGGTGTCGGCATCTAAGGCTTTGACCGCATTGACGAGATCGTCTGCTTTCTTCACATTCCACTCCTCGGGTAGTTGGTCAATCGCGTTTAGTGCGCGAGCGCGGCGAATGATGTGCTTCTTTACTGCGGCAGGGTTCTTAGCCCGACCAAACGCCTGAATAGCGTTTTTCAGATCAGAGATGTTTGCGATTGGGTATGAACCGTCAGGCATAGCCGCACCACTATCTGCGAGGCGCGCGCGCTCTTCTTCTGAAACTTCTCTTTTAGCGATCTCGCTTGGGAGAGGTGCTTTGTATTCGTGCATCTCTTCTACCTGTACGAGGGTGGATTCCCCATCAACTGACTTAGCCAAGATCAACTTAGCGTTAGGGTTGGCAGGGCGATCTACGAGGGAAACCTCAATGATTGATCCATCAATGATTCGACCATTAGCAGCCTTGTTATCGCGCACTACGCGAGGAGCTTTAATGCCTACTGAGAATCCGCGATAAACCTGAGTCTTAACCTTCTTAACTGCCAAAGGATCAACAACATGGACACCAATAATATGCTTGCCGTTCTTGTTTTCATATTCCTTGGCTACTCCCGCCGCGTTAGGGCCGTGCATTTCACGGATATTTCCTCCTGATGTGAACCAATCCGGCATAGCCTTCTCAAGCCATGCAGGGTCGCAAATCTGTTGATCTAGGTCTAGTGAATCATCTGTGGCGTTGCCATAGACCATAAGGGTTCCATCGTCATTCTCGTCATACTTGAGAATGGAGGCATAAGCGGTAGTGAAATCGTTCATAAGTGCTTTATCCTTTTTTTCGTTTTCCTTGGAAATTCTGTTTGCCCAACTGCGACCAGCATCGCCACCCCATAGGAGCCAAGCGATATAGCCAGCAGAATCCTTGCCCCAACCTTCGCCTTGCTTATCTACTTCGTGACGAGCAAAGTAACTGACCATTCGGTGAATGGTGTCTAGCGATATTGATGCGCCATTTGATAAATCTCTTGCGCGAGCAACGCCTACTTCTGTACCACCGCGACCATGCTTTTCACGAAGTTCTAAGCCTCGCTTAGCATTAGCGCGAACTTCCGCAGGTGGAACAAAACCCTCAGACATTAGTTACCTGCTGACCAAAGGAATGAAACTGAAGTGTTAGCGCCTGAAGCGATAACTGAGATGGTGGTTCCTGATGAGAACTCAACCTGAAGAGTAGCTCCAGCAGCAATGCCGATACCCTGAGTTACGCCTGAAGCGGTAACGGTTCCATCTCCGATATAGATGGTCTTGCTTGAGTCATTGTTGCGGATAACGACCAAAGCTCTACGAACTCCAACTGGGGTTGTAAGTAGTGTCTGTGCCGTTGTTCCTACTGTGATTGTGCCGTGTTGAAGTGGCGCGATTGAGGTTGCCATTTATTCTCCTAGGTTTGAGGTGTCTGAAATGTAAGGGGCGATATCACACATACAGTTTGGGTGAACCGGCGCATCTCCATTAGGCCAATCGGCATCAATGGAAATAGGGGAAGCATCAAGATTGACTTGGCACTCTTCGCAAGGATCAGCGACTAGCCACTCAACCATCTCAACATTTGAATCTCGGTATTGGGCGAGTTCAGCTTGAACTACTGCGCGACTCATCTCGGTCTGTGCAATAACAAGGGCTTGCTGAGGGTCGTTGATAACTTGATCCACCATTATCGAAACTTCTTTAGGAGTAATGCCTAACTGTAAAGCATTACCGAGAACAGTTCCAATGCGATCTAATTTTGTATTGCTTACACCATCAATAGTCAATCCTCGACTATCAAGCAATCTTTGCAATCCACCTGAAGGTTGAATCAAAGTTGCTGCGGCTTGGTTGCCGGGCTTCCAAGTATCCCAATTAACTACGCCAACATTGGCAGGTTGAACTGCTTTCTTGAGGCTTCTGTTAATCATTACCTTGGCTGCGGTATCACCAAGAACCCAACCATCTGCATAGATCGGTGTAAGCGAAGCAACAAGGGCGGCCTTGTTAGGCGTGATATGGACTTTAGCCCAATCCCTTACTTGCTGATTTGTAACTTCTGTGTGACCGAGGAAGGCATTAAAGAAAGATTCCGTAATGTCATCGGCGTTAAATGCACTTCTAAATCCTTTGCGGATCTGTGTAGCGTGTTTAGCAGATAGGCGCACTAACGCGCCATGCCACTCCATTACAACCCCAAATAGCGTTCGGCGTACCAACGAGCGCCGTCAAGATCCCGAGCCTCAACGAACTTGTTGAGAACCTCGGCGTAGGCGTGGTCTAGGTGTTCAAAGTTGAATGGTCGAGTAACGGTTCCGCGATTGACCCAACGAATGAACTTCTTAACTTCTTCTTGGGCTGGCTCTGCCTTTGGCTCGGCAGGTGCTTCTGTTGCGCTTGGCTCGTTATCTTGAACGCCTGACTCATCAAGTGAGGTTCCTGCGGCAACTATGCCTTCAGGGGTGAACATAAAGACTGACTGACCTGCAACAACAAACGGCATATCAGCTTCAGGTGTATCAACAAGAGGCAATCCGTTGTCATCGCGCCACTCGTTAATAGTCAAGCCGCCTGAACGCTTCTTGAGGTCATCGCGCTTGGCTGATTCTTCGTTGTCTGTGGCATCGCTTGCGGACAAGCGGAACTCAAGCTCGCGTGGCATACCCAACCAACGATAGGAGAGGGCTGAGAGTTGCTGAGAAAGCCACTTAGCAGTTGGTGTAATACCGATTGCTTCTGCGGCTTCTTTCTCGCCCTGCTGATGACCTGAGCCACCAAGACCAGTCTTGGCAGAGAATCCAAGTTCGGTAGGGAGAACGCCAAAGTGTCCGGTGATGGAGGTGATGAGGTAATCATCTAGGCGATCATTGAACTTCTCGGCGTATCCTGCTTCAAACTGCAACTTTCCACCTGGGAGCAACATACGCATACGATTACGCTGCTCAGTCTGACCTGAAAGTTCATCGTTGTAAATATATTCGTAAGCCTGAATCTGCTCAGGGGTAAGGTTGGCTGACTCAGGGAGTTCAAGCCAAGACTTAGGCATAACGCCATCGGTGAACTCGCCCTTGATCCATTGCTGACGGCGAAGGTAGATATCTGCCATTGGAAGAGCGCGCTCAACAGGTGAGTAGCCCCAAATGGAGTTAGCGCGGCGGTTGCGAACAAGGTAAGCAAGTTCATCGCTTGAGAACTCGCCATCTGCCTCTTCATCATCTATTGGTGCGTGGAATTCAGAGCGTGGGAATCCAAAGAGGATCTGTTGGAAGGCAGGGCCGACTGATGGCTCAGGGCGCATACCGCGATCATCAAGGAGTGGCTTGATAGTTGAGCCGTCTAGGATCTGCAATCCGCGAATCTCGCCATTAGCCTTCATCTGAGGCCAGATAGCAAGGGCATCAAGAACATCCATCTCTTCGATTGCCATATTGAGCCAATCAACGAAGGTAAGTCCGTTGGCAGGGTCAGGTGTTTCCCAAAATGCGCGCATACGAGCGATCTCAGGCGCGAACTTAGCGCGAGCCTCAGACATAGCGCGAAGGTGATTACCACCTGATTCGGCAATGATGCGCTCAGTAGCGGAATCTGAAAGAACGATATCCCAGTTAAGTCCGGCAATCTTAGCCTTGCGAACCTCAATACAACGGCGAAGAATATCAATTTGATCTGCGGCTACGCGAAGGGTCTTAAATGGTACGAGGCGGTTCTCAAAGAGGTTGATGTTCTGAGCAACTAAGAACTCGTAACGGCGTGGATCAGCGCGGTTTGTGCGTGGGTTGAGTGGGTTGATCGCGTTTGGATAAAGCGGAACGGCAGCAGGGAATGGTGCGCTACCAAGAATAGGGTTGCGATACATAGGGTCAGCGTTGTAGTGCTGAGTATCGGTGCTGGTAATTGCGTTCACATTGACTGGAGATGCTGAAGGCGCAAGCGTTGGCGCTTTAGTAATCTGCTCCGCTACTTTAGCGGCTAGGCGATCTAACAAGCCCATCTATTCTCCTTTATTAGCGTACCCAAATCATACCTACATCGGCAGTTGGTCTAAGTTCGTTTCTTTTCCAGCCATCTGTTTCCCAGGCTTTAGCGTGTGCATCTCGCCAAGCCCATAAATCTTGATCTATGTCGTACCACTTATCAGGCTGATCTAAGTGCGGTTCTATGAACTGCGGTGCTATCTCGGTGTAGCCAAGAGCGCGCAGATAGTCTAACTGCTTTTGATGTTCGTCTATCGTTGCCTGAGTCCACTCAAAGGTAAGCATCTTATATTTACAGATCATGCCCTTGAATACTGACCACTCAGCGCCTTCAACATCTATCTTGATGAGATCAGGCTCGCCGTATATCTTGGCGAGGGTGTCTATCGTGATCGTATTGGCGTGGGTAGTCCAAAAGGGTTTGCCGGCATAGGGCATTGTGTCCGAGGTAAGCCACTCTTTATTGAGGGTGCTTAGCCCATCTTCTTGCGCCTCGTAGAACTCCACGCGCTCGTTATCTTTATCAGATGCGGCGAACTTGAGTGGGGTAACGCGAGGGTTGTAGATAAAGTTCTTGACTAGCTCTGCATAGATCCGTGAAGGTTCTAGGGCTACTACATCGTAGCCAAGAGCGAGCGCAACAACCGTAGCATCGCCACGATTAGCGCCGATATCAAAGAATAACGGCAAGGTTTGCCTCTATCGCTTGGCGGTACTCATCGCTGATCTCCATAGAAAGCAACTCATTGAAGATTCTGATGGATTCATCTCTGCGACCTAGCCACCAACCTGCAACGGCTTCTTCAAAATCTAAGGCGTACTCCACATAGCCAACATCTGTCGGAAGTGGGTTGTATCCAAAGTCATCGCCTGAAACATTCTGACCAATTCGAGCATAAACCCAAGCCTCGCGCCAGTTACCTTGGCGTTCGTGGAACTGCGACAAGAGGAAGAATCCTTCTGGGCGATCAGGGTCGTATCCGATTGCTTGCATAAGGCAATTAGCAACTGTTGTTAGGCGGTCTGTCTGCTCGTTAAAGCATTTGGCAAGTTTAAGCAGCGAGGTATAAACATAAACATCGCCCCACTCTTTGCCATATTCGGCGGTGCGTAGATAGAAAGAAACTGCGCTCGCTATCTGATCTGCCTTCTCGTACTCAACCGCAACTTCAAAGTTTAACTGTGGGTTGAAAGGGTCTTTAGATAGTGCGTATATAAGTTCATCAAGCATCAAGCGCCTCCGCTATTAGATCCTCAATAATAACGCGCGGCGTTACTAATACAAATGCGGCGTTATCTGCAACGGCAAAGCTAATCAGCAAATCACCTTGGTATTCGGCAATCCCTACGCAGAACTCAATCCTGAAATCTAGGAACGAGAACTCTTTAGATAGGCCGACAAGGTTTAACTGATCGTCATATACGCAAAGTCTGTGACGGTAGATGCCGTCTTTTTGGTTGAGGTAGTTCTTGAAGAGATCAACCTCATGCGTTATAGAGATGTAACAGTTGCCCCATCGTATGAGTTGAGAGCCGCCGCGCTGATCTTTAGCGGGCTGGATTCCTTGACGAACGCTAACCTGCTTGGTCTGTGTTCCATCAAACTCGACAACTTCAACAGGGCTAGACCACTTAACAAAGTGATAAGGGCGATCAAGTACCGGCATCCAGTTCTTCTCGCAGTACGA